AACACTGGGGAGTACGATGAACCGAGAACCAAGAACGAAGCGCATCGCAGTCAATCCCGATGACCGCGTACGCATTGGAGAGCAGCGCATGGTCCCGAGAGACAACCCACTGACTGCACGCATCGATATCCGAACCACGCCCGCTATCAAAGCGGCGCTCGTGGCACGGGCGGAGCTTGCCGGGGCAGAGAACTTGACCGCGTTCCTGCTGGAGCGGGGGGAAGCAGAGCCCACGCAGAAGGAACAGCGCGCATGGGCGAGGCGCTCGAAAGAAACGGTTGCGAAGCGCGCGGTGGCCGACGCCAAAAGAGAGTTGGCCTATATCCAAAATAAGGGTTGACCGTACGTACGGAGGTCTGGCACTGTACGTACAGCTGGTGACGCAGCGCCAACCGAAAGTAGGAACGACAAATGACCGCCGACACGCAGACCGCCGACGCCACCGAGACCTTCGACGAAGCTGTCACCCGTTTCGTGGAGACTGCGCAGGCGCAGATCGACCACCACTACGCGACGCAGTACCCGAACCTGCGCCCGTGCAAGCTGACCATCGGCAGCGGGAAGAAGTACCTCCGCATCTGGACCACGACCCATGACGGCGGGGGCCAGAAGTCGATCTTCGTGTTCATCCAGAAGGCGGAGGGTAAGTTCCCCGTGGGCTCCGTACTCAAGGCGGCGAGCTGGAAGGCGCCCGCACTCAACCACGCACGAGGCACCATCCTTGGCGAGGCCAAGGACTACGGCGTGACCGTCCACGGCGCGAACTACAGGGGCTGAGCAGTATATCCGATAGAAGGGTAGGCGTAAGGAGGGGGTAGCACATGGAATGGGTACGAGTGAGTGACGGTGCTGTGGAGTGGTGGATACGCGAAGACAAGGATGGTCAGATGGGGGATGTAGGTGTCACCCGCCGCCCTAAAGAGTCGGCATGCTATCGCGTAGCGTGGACACATGACGGGGAGTCGCTGGATCCCGAAGGTGAATATCTGACCCTCGCGGAAGCTACGAAACACGGGGAAGAAGTAATGCGCGAGGGGAAGTACTTCGCCGCTCGCCCACCCCCGAGCTGCGCCGCTGATTTGCCTGGGATGCGAGGGCCTGTTGAGAAGCCGCTCACCGAACCACGCTGCTTATCGACGTGCGGCACCAAGCACAGGGGCTGCGATCCGCAATGCCCAAAGCGGTGGTACGAAGAGGGCGAACGCCAAGGCACTGCGCTCGCTGTCCGAGAAATGGGGAAGTGCCTGGAGGATATCTAATGCACGCGCACTACTGCGGCAGCCCGGCGCACGATATCCCGCTGGGATTCCTAGGGCTCTACGTATCCTTCCCCGACCTACCGTGGATGTTGCTTGCGACAATCCGCCACTACCGAGCGAAGTTCCGGAAAGTGACCAGCTGAAAATGCCGACTATCATCGAAATATTGAAGGCGAACGATACCCTGCGCATGGACGACGGGGACGATCGCGTGAAGTTGGCCGAGGCGTTGCGCAGCGGCCTGCATGCGGCGTTGGTCGGCCACGCCAAATATCTGAGGAGATCCCAGCAGCACAAGCTCGTGGCGAAGGGGTGTCTCACCGCTGCCGAGTTCATCAAGTCCATGGAGATCAGCTGACATGCGTATCCGAATGAAAACGAGCGATCTGGTGCGGGGCCTGCAGGTGGCATCCGCCGCGGCCGGTAACAACACCCCGAATGTGCTCATCGACGTGACCGGTGACGAAGTGCGCTTTGTGGGCACCAACGGGCACTGGTTGGTCGAGTGGTCCCAACACATGGAGTTGCCGGATGAAGCCCAGGTGGGGGTTCAGGGGGACTCCCTGACCACCTTGCTGCCTGCGCTCATGCGGGCAGCCGAGCGGACGCAACGCGGCGCCAAAGACGCGCGCATTGACCTGATCCTGAGCGAGAAGGCAGCCTCGTTCCCTGAGGACGGACCGCGCCCGATCCGCATCGAGCATGATCTGGGCGCTGTGACCATCAACGGCGTGTCCTTATCCGAAGTTCCATTCGTGAGCCAGTACGCGAAGATCTTGCGCCCGGGCAAGTACCCGCCCCCCACCGCGTGGTTCGCGGGCGCGGCTGAGTACATCCTCCAGCTTGGGGAGCTATTTACGGACGCATGCCGTACGGGAAAGACCCCCACCCTGATGTTCCGTACGGGGGGAGAGTCGGACCCGATCCACGTCACGAGTGACAGTGTGCCCGAGCTGACTGCGGTCGTAATGCCCGTACGATGCGACGGCCGTACGCCTTCCAAGCGCTGACCTTATCCGCTACATTTCGAGCATGGGCGAGCCGATCAAGCGACCCCGGGGAACCTGCCCGGTTTGTTTCCGCGAGGTGGCCGTTCGCATGACCGGCGAATGCACGAAGCACGGCCGACCGGAGGGGGCATGCGGTCATGTTTCGTGCTGTCCCGGCACAGGCGAGCGGGGCCTGCAGGGCGTGACGGTGCGTGATTGTCGGAAAAAGTGCGGCCGCAAGGTGTGCTATCCGAAAAATGTGGCCGTTGTAGGGATAGGCATTTGCGATCTGTGCTTGGATAGCGTATCTGGATAGCCATCATGAACCGCATCGAACAGCTAATGGCCCAGGGTCATACCCTGGAAGAGGCAGCAACTGTCCAACACGTCATCGCGACGGCCCAGGCTGACCGCGATGTCGCGTTGCGCACGGGCGTGTGCGTCGACTGCGGCGGTCGGTTCGCGCGCAGCTCGGGGCGCATCGAGTGCCGCGGCTGTGACGCGGTCCACGCGGCGTAGTCAGGGCACGCGGTACAAAGTCGCGTCGTCTGTGAACACCAGCGTTCGGATCTCCCCGGACTCAAACTTGGTGAGGGCATCTACCGCCTGCTGCATCTTTCTGGGTGACCAGTTCGACGGGATGCGCGCGACGAGTTTGTCGGCACGGATCTCAGTCTCGTCCTCTTTCAGGGCGGGAGCGGCAGCCAGTAAGGGGAGGGCGGGCAATGACTTCAGGAAATCTCGGCGGTTCATGTAGGGACTGTATCCGATACGGGTAGGTCATGAACGATTACGAGATTCTGAGCCACCGACGCACGGGCGGTTCGACCAACCCGAAGATTCAGGTGACCGCCACCGCGGATGGCCCTGATGAGTCGTGCGGGAACTACGCCATTGTGGTGGATGGTGATATCACGAACGTCGCAAATCTCGCAATCAAGTTCCACACCGGGCCGCCCGCGGAAGGGGTCAACGGCGTGACGGATGAGGCGCTACTCGCGGTCCTCATCGATCGCATTGACCGCTGGCAGGCGGGCCGGTTCGCCTGCATGGAGAATCACCACACGCTGCTGGCGCTGCGCGAGGCCATGGGCCACATGGGCTCACGGACGTTCAACCGGACGGATCGCGGTGTTGAGGGGACCCAGACGCCATGACCATCAAGTGCGACGTGATTTTGGATAGCGAGCAGGTCAACGATTTTCTGGTGCAGCACGGGTACGCGCGCGAGTTCGGCCCCACCATAGTGGATGACCCCCACGCGGGAGCACTGGAGCGCAACACGCTCACCGCGATCCTACTGGGCAAGAACCGTGGGGGCATCGCGACCGTGCTGCTGTGCTACGAGGTGCCCTCCCCGCCCGAGTACAAGCCCAACGTGAAGGTGATCCCTACGAGCCTCGCGCTGTTGGAACTCGTCGTGGGCGAAATGCGCAGCGCGGTCGGCGAGGATTCTCGGATGGGCCAGGACGATCCGGCTATCGCCGAAGAACCGGAAATCCCGGCAGGGTAGTGCGCACCGTCGGTTCGCAGTGTGCCCGCTCGAACCCCTCGTTATCCCCGAACCTTCGGCACCGCAGGCCAAAATCTCGGAGTTCGGCCGCGAGGGCATGCGAAAGATCATCGGGCTGGCACCCGCGGTCGTTGGCCACTGCCTGGATCACCCGCGCGAGCAGCAGCTTCATTTCATCGGGGAAAGTGTCCATGTGCGCATCCTCCTGTCGCGAATGGCGCCCGGCAAGGGGGCGGCGTTAGTCGCTCTTTGCGGATTGCCGTAGGATAGCTACGCTCCCCCCTGCAGTACCCGGCGCTCGCCAAGGTCCACCCCCCCGGATCAGGCGGGCGTCTTTTTGTGGCATGCTGCGCCTATGCAGCAGGTCTACAGCGCCGATGCGCTACTCAAGGCGCGGAAGCTCCAGCGGCGAAGGAAGTTCCAGGGCCTGGAGATTTCCATCGAGACGCGCAGCGGGGCATTCCGGCACTGGTACGATCCGCACGTTGGCAAAGAGGGCAAGACGCGCATGCCCCACGACTATGGATATATCCGCGGAACCATGGGCGCGGATGGCGATCACATCGACTGCTACATCGGGCCGGACCCGAACGCGACACACGCCTACGTGGTCGATCAGATGAAGGCGCCAGACTTCCAGGTGTTCGACGAACAGAAGGTCTTCCTGGGATTTGATAGCGCGATGTCTGCGCGGCGCGCCTACATGACCTGCTACGACAAGCCGGGATTCTTCGGCCGCATCAAAGCCGTACCCATGGGCGAGTTCCGCAAGCAAGCCCTCGCCACCACGAAGCTCGATCCCCTGGTGAAACACGAGGGCCCAGTAAAACAGCGTGCTCGGCCAGTGGATGCGCATGCGCCCAAGTTGGGCATCAGCGTCCCCTTACGCAAGGCCGGGTACGGCGCTTGCCCAGAATGCGGCGTCGAGGATGCGGACGGTAGCTACCGGACTCGGGGAGGCCAATGGAGCAAAACTATTTGCGGAGCTTGCGGGCACTCTGCGATGTCGTCGACTTGGGGAAAGCAACTACGCAAGGCCGCTAGGAAGCGACTGGGCTTGCGGCGGGATCTTCCGCACCCGTGAGGAATCTGAACTCTTGGCGCTTCGCTATGGCCGCCCGTTCTGCGCTGACTAGATCCGCGAAAGGCCCGACACGATAGTTTTTTCCTTCGTGCGTCACCCGCGCCTCGTATTTTCCTGACGGCAGAATGCTTACCCCGCGCACGCCACTCCGGGATCTCGCGTTAGCTCCACGCCGGTTCTGCGCGTTACCTGCTCTATCTGTTACACGCAGGTTATCGCGCTGACAATCTAGCTCATCCCCATTGCGGTGATCGACCAGCATGCCTGGGGGGTTGCCCATGATTTCTCGATGTAGGAAGTGCGCTACCCTATTGGTAGCAGGTCCTGATTTCCGGTAGGCGTACTTATCTTTGGCGAGGAACCACTTGTGATCGCCGAAGTGCATGTCCTGGGTGTCGACTTTTGCTTTCGCAACCACGACACCATGCTTCCAGACATCGATCTCAACCATCGCAGCAGGTTACTTGGATTTACGGTAGGGTCCAGCGATGCCCGTTGGTACAGGCAACGCATGCCCGCACTGTCAGCAGCCTCTTTTCAGAAAGAGCGAGTCTGGCGATAAAATGAAGCTTGGAAGGACCATGGTTGTCCTGCACAAGTCAGGGGATATTGAGGTCAACTGCGTGCGGTGTAGACGCGCAGTTATCATAGGCAGGCTAGGCGAGGGGGTACAGTTACGCAAAGCTGGGCCGCGTCTGCATCTCCGTGTCCGAGCAGATCGTACTTGACATCGACCTAGCCGCCGAAACAGTATCCATCCTGTAGGCCCGTTCTTCGTTGGTTGAGGAATCCAGGGGCGCCCCGCAAAAGCTGCGGTAGGCATCGCCCCCTTTCCAATACGACCAGCCAATGCTTCAAACCGCGCCTACTACCCGACCCACTGATCCATCGGCCGTTTTTCGGTTCGATATGGAAATGGAGTCGATGGAGAAATCCAAGGTCGACGGGCGTTCGGGGCGGTTCATCGGCGGGTACATTTCGACGGACCACATGGACCGTGCGGGCGAGACACTTATCCAGGAGGGCCTCGACTTCGGGCCGTTCCTGAAAAAGGGCTGGTTCAACGACAACCATGACGGCGCGGGCGATTCGCTCGTGGGCTACCCGACCATGGTGCGGCTCGACACCCTCGCGAAGGGGCACAAGGGCTGGTACGTCGAAGGCGAGCTGCTCCCCGAGGACGTCAACCCACGCGCCGATTCGCTGTGGAAGATTGCTCAGGGCCTGCACAAGGGCGGAAGCGGCCGCAAGCTCGGCTTTAGTGTCGAGGGCAGTATCCTGAAGCGGGACCCCAAGAACTCGAAGATCGTGCGCAAGGCTGAAGTTCGCGAGGTTGCGATCACGCGCTGCCCTGTGAACACGGAGACGAGTCTCGATGTGCTCGCGAAGTCGCTATCCGTGAGTATTCCCGCGGGTGAGCCCGGGAGCGCGGAGCCGTTGCAGACCGAAGCCCTTGAAGGCGTCGACGACGACGAGAAGAAGAAGCGGAAGCGGAAGCTCACCAAGGGTGCGGCCGTCGAGCTGCTCCTCGCTATCCGACCTGGATTCAGTCGCGCATTCGCGACGCAGATTGTGGACTACACGGCACGGCACCACGCCTAGCCCGAGAGGAACGAAGACCATGCCCGGAACACAGACTCCCGCCGCCGCAGATGGCGTCACCGTAGATAGCCTCGGCGATGCCCTCGACGCGCTCGCGCAGTCGGCCGCTGCGACCGATCTCCTGAAGGGCGGCGCCGGAGGTACCGTGGACGCCAATGGCATCCAGTCCTCGGGTCGTGTTGATGGCGAGGATGCCAAGACTGCCGCGGTCACGGGCGGAGGCAGGGCGCCCGCGCCCAAGCCCCTCGACAACATGATGATCGGCAAGCTCCTAGAGGCGGGTTGGGATGCGGGTCAGATCACTACACTCGCCGGAGCCATGTCAGGCAAGGCGACTGCGGAGCCGGAAGAAGACGAGGACGAGAGCATGGAGGGCTACGTGGGCAAGATGACCGCCCACGCGCAGAGCCACTACGACAAGAACGGCTCGATGAAGGGCTACATGGGCTACCCGGGAGCCCACGACGTCACGCCGAAGGGGATGGGCAAGGCGGGCGACGCGGGCGGCGGCGAGCCGATGGCCAAGTCGATCGAGACCTACCGCGCGGACCCCGAGTTGGGCCCGCTCATGGACGGCACCGATTTCTTCACGGCCTACGTCGCCAACACGGCCACGCAGATCGACGCTGTGAACGTCACCCTGGTGAAGGGATTCGGTGACCAGGCTGGCGTCAACCGGGTGCTAGCTGGGGCGGTCCACCAGACGGGCATGCTCATGAAGAGTCAGGCCCGGGTCATCGAGGAGCTGGGCAACCGCCTCGGGCTGGTCGAGTCCACCCCGCAGGCACCGCGCGGCGCGGTCTCAACCTCGGCCGCGGCGGCTTTGGCCAAGGCCATGCCGGGCGAGGCGGGCGTGGGCGCCGGAGAGCCGCTGAAGAAGTCCGAGATCGTCGCGTCGCTCACCTACATGAACCTGGTGAAGGGCATGCGCGAGATCGGCGGGCAGCGAACGGCGGAACTCGTCGGCATGCTCGAAGGCGGCAACCAGGCATCGGAAGAGACCTTGAAGGCGGTCAACGACTTCCACGTTGCCAACCCCAGTGAGAGCGAAGCCGCTCGGACCTACCAGTAGGCCAAACCCCAACGATTCACCTGCGCTGAAAACGCACCCGCGAGAGACCCCCCAAGGAGATACACCATGTCAGTCGGAGCATTCATTTCAGCGCAGGACTACCGCGATTACAGTGGCTACGGCTCGTCCGCTGGCGACGAAATCGCGGACCTCCGCAAAGCCCTTGTCGCGGGCAACGACGTCAACGATCCGGGCGTAGCGCCCGGCGTAGGCTTCCCGCTGCGCGTCGAATCCCTCGAAGGGACGATGAAGAATCTCACCTACGAGATGGATGAGATCAAGCTCTTCAAGACCATCCCGAAGATCCCCGCGACCAATACGGTCGAGGAGTTCAATCGCCTTCTGAGCTACGGCCAGGGCGGGTCGACCAGGTTCAACCTGGGCTTCATGGGGGAAGGTGATCTGCCCGAGGAAGAGGACAGCACCTACGAGCGCGTCACGATGCTTATCAAGTATCTCGGCGTGACCGGGCGTGTGACCCACGTCGCGAACACCATCCGGGCGAGCACCGGCAACGTGATCGCGATGGAGACCATGAACAAGACCATGGATCTCCTGAAGAACAACGAGAACGCTCTGTTCTTCGGCGACTCCACGCTCATCCCCGAGCAGTTCGACGGACTCCAGAAGCTCATCACCGACGGTGCGCCCAACAACGTCATCGACCTGCGCGGCGCGCCGCTCAGCGAGAACGCGCTCAACGACATGCTGTTGCGCATTCGCCAGAACTTCGGCACCGCAACCGATGCCTACTTCGCGACAGGCGCTTTCGCCGACCTCGCCAAGCAGGTCTACGAGCGGCAGCGCTTCGCCTACTCCCCGGCACCCGGTGTGCTCGGCGCGACCGTCACGGCCTTCCAGGGGCAGCACGGACGCATCAACCTGCATGACCACGTGTTCATCCAGGAGGGCCCGCTTTCGCCCACCAACGGACTGGGCAAGACAGACAAACGGCCCAACCTGCCGAGCATCATCGTGGCGCCTGCCGCTGCCGCCAACCCGTTGTCGCAGTTCGTCGTCGCTGACGCGGGCATGTACATCTACCAGGTGGTTGCGGGCAACCGCTTTGGCCTGTCCGCCCCCGTGACCAGTGCCGCCGTGGCCGTGGTGGCTGGCGACCAGGTGACGTTCACCATCCAGGACAACGGGCAGAACCCGACCTACTACGAGATCTATCGGTCCGAGGTTGGCGGCGCAGCCAATACCGCGCGCCTCATGATCCGCATCCCGCGCACGGCGGCAACCCAGGTGGTCACCGACAACAACGCGGACATCCCCGGGACGTCCACGGGCTTCGTGCTCATGCAGAACCAGCGTTCATTCAGCTGGGCGCAGCTCTTGCCGATGACCCGCATTCCGCTTGCGGCCGTCGACACCAGCATCCGCTGGGCTCAGGTGCTCTACGGTGGCGTGAAGATGTACACGCCCGCGAAGAACATCGTGGTCAAGAACGTCGGTCGCGCCGCTGGCTCGCTGTAGCTCGTAGACCAGGCCGCTGGTAGAGTCGGGGCGGTGGGCGCGTGCTCGTCGCCCCGGTTTTGATCATAAGAAAGGTCTATCTCAATGAAGAATATTCAGAACAAGAATCTCGCGAACGTCGTAGTCAACGTGAAGGGCGCCAACTATACGGGCGACTTCGATGGCGTATTCGCAATGCAGGAGGCTCACGCCGATCAGCTGCTAGCGACTCCCGGCTGGTCGAACAGCGCGCGCGGGCCTGCCGCACCCCCTGCGTCGTCCCCGTTCGATCCGGCAGCCGCGATGGCGCAAGCGGGCGCTGCGGGGCGCCCCGGTGAGCTGGAAGCGCTACAAACGCAGCTCGGCGAGGCCAACGGCATCATCGCGGAGGGCAGGCGGCAGATGGGCACCTCCGAAGCACTGCGCGCCGACCTGCAGTTGTCCGTACAGAGCAAGTCCGAAGAGATCGGACGCTTGCGCGGGGAGTCGAGCGAGCTTCGTGCGCAGGTGACCACGCTGCAAGCCCAGCTCACGCGAGCCATTGAGGCAGGCGCGCCCGTACCGCCGGGCCCGGGCACCTCCGCGGGGGATGCCAACGAGGGTGGCGAGGGCGAGGGCGAGGGCGAGGGCGAGGGCGAGAGTGGTGAAGTACCGGGCCCGGAGCTGGACGGCATGAACAAGGCAGCGCTGCTCGGCGTCGCGAAGCAATGGGAGGTCGAGTTGACGGGGGCGCAGAAGAAGCTCAACGCCGATGAGCTTCGTGTGGTTTTGGACAAGGCGATCTATCCCGACGGGTAGCAGCAAGGGGCAGCGATGGCCGCGAATGGCGACGATCTAAAGCATTTCTACGCGGAGCGCATCGGGGATAGCATCGTCGTCAGTGCGAGTGCCGTCTCGGCGGGGCTGCCAGCAGCTCTAGCGCCGGGGCGGTACCGTCTCAGCACGCTGAATGTCGCGGGGGGTGCCACGGCGCTGTGGGTACGTCAGGGGCCGCATGCAAACCTGCAGAACGCGCAGGCGGCCGCGCCCAACACGCCGATCGACTTGCTTGAGAATCCGCGTTTCAAACCGATCTTCATCGCGCGTCCGCCCGGGCAGGGGAATGTCCGGGGATTCACAGCATCCGACGGGCTCACGTTCATCACGAATGCGGGCACCGTCGATGTGGTGATCACAAGGATTTCAGCCGATGGGTGACGCACATAGAGGCGATGACGATATCGCGTTCTACGCGGCAACGATTGGTGCGACGCGTTTGCTCGCTGTGGCCGACGTCGCTTCGCAGACGACCGACGATGACGGCGCATTCCCTCCGGGCCGCTATCTTCTGCACATCGGAAATGTGGGCGTTGGGTCTACAATCTGGGTAGCGATGGGCGAGTTCGTGAAAGGTGGCGGACTGATTTCGATCGCAGCTTCCGTACCGCATTTCCCGATGACGCAGACAGGCGTCGCGGGTATCGAAGTCAACATCCTGAAGGGAGACAACGACCGGATTGCCGCAGTGGCGAGCCCCGCCGGGAGCGCCAATCTGTTTATCACGCTGATTTCCCGAGGTGCTTGATGCCCATCCTGACCCGAGCGCTGCTTGGCTCGCCCGCCTCAGTCGGTGAGGATAACACTGGCACCAACCTAGGGGGAGGAGCGGGCGTCTTCGCGCAGAAGAATGGCGTTGCGTTAGAGTTCCGCAGCATAGTCGGTACTAACGGCATCGGTGTCGTGCAGTCGGCGACCGAGATAGCGATCAGTGGCGCGCTACTGGGTGAGGTTTTCTATGTAGGCGCGAGTTCCAGCACAGGGATCATATCCGGCGGCCGGGTCACCGTGAACGGAGGAGACCCTTCAAAGTTCGACGTGGCGGCAGGCGTTGCCATGCACGTCGATCCCAACAACCCAACCGTATCTCCGACTCGTGTCGACTTCGGGCCGTTTATAGGTGAGGACCCGCTAGACCTAGCCACCACGTTGTTCACGTCGTTGGCGATTGCCCCGGACGGAGGACTGGTCAAGACGAACGTTGCTCCTGACCCAGTGTCGCGCCGTACTAACGCGTGCATCCAAGCCGTGGTCCACGTGGACAATGCGAACATCACGAGCATACCAACCGAACAGCAACCCGCGGCCAATGTGTCCCAGGCGCTTGTCGACTATGCGAAGAAGTTGGGCTCCGTCAATGAGGGAAACCAGTACACAGCGGCCGCGTCCGACCTGACGATTTCTAAGTCTGCAGGCTCCACACACCTGCCGTTTCTCAATGGTGCGTTTAGCATCACGAACCCGAACGAGCAGCCGAACCCTGCACAAGACCCGGTCCCATTCTTCCTCCAGTCATACATCGACTCTACGCAGGCAGGCGGCTTCAACCTCACGTTCCAGACTGATGTACCTGCTGGCTTCTGGGACGATGGCTCAGACACGCTGCAGCCAGTTGGGATGAACAACTGGGCCATCTATTGGATGGACTTTTCCAATAACGGCACTGCCCTAACAATCGGCCAGGCAGAGTACAACACGCTCGCGGCTGCTGAAAGTGCGCTGTTTACCGAGAACCCGGTGACCGTCCCGGCCGTCGCCGACATAAAGAACACTCGGCGAACCGCTATCATCGTCAAGGGGAATGCGACTGACCTATCGAACCCTGCTCAAGCAAAGTTTGTGCCGATTTCGACGGGCGTTTTGGGGGGCTCTAGCTCGGTGCTTAGCGTGTTCGACCGGACTGGGATCGTCTTGGCTAATGCCGGGGACTACAGCGCCGCTCTGGTCACGTTCACGCCTGACGGGGACATCGCAGCAATCGAAGTGCAAGCGGCGATCGTCGAAGTTCGTGACGACACCGACGCGAAGATAGCCGCGCTGGCTGCATTGGGAGTCATCCAAACCGCCAAGGCGATCGGGCCGATCACCAATGACGGCGCCGGCCCTGAGACTATCCTAGCCGAGCCGCTGCAGGCCACGCCGCTGCTATCGGGCGAGTACCGAGTTACGGCGGCGCTGGAGTTGAAGACGGACACAGCGGCCACGTGGGGCTCGGGCGGCCCTGACGGCGGCGCCACGGCGCTGCTCACGATTGACGGCGACGAGGTGGCCGACTGGTTCCAACCCTTCGAGAACTACACCGCGCTCGGGTGCGACCTGCTCGTACCCTTCGTGTTCGGCGCCGAGCCGCTGATCGATCTATTCACCGACAGGGTGGGGTCCGGAGATATCAGCGCTCGGCGCATCGCGGTCACGCTTGAGCTGGTGAATCAGGATCTGTATCCGCTTTCGATTAGTAACAAGTTCGTGTTCGGCGTGGACTTCACCGGCCGCGTAGCGGGCACCTATCCGGATACCGCGGAGCTAACCGATGCGGTGGGGCCGAACAACTGCAGCGTCTCGCAGGCTACGGTTACCCGGCAGCCCCACATAGTCTACCTGAACGACATCCCTTGCGGGGACTTCGACGACGGTTTGGTACAGTTTCTAGAGGGCACCGCGACCGAGAATCTTTGGGACTCAGGGGAGACCGAAATCAACCTTTGGTTTAGTGCTAGGTGGAGGGACCCGAGCAACACGGACGTGGCGGTATCGTTCGGTGATGGACTAGCGGATGAATCGGGCATCCGGGTGCTATCTAACTCAGCTACCGAGCTAAGGGCGTCGGTGAATGCTGGGGGCTCGTCGTCGTTCGTAGATGTGACCACCACGCCCAGTGCTCTTCAGGTGTACCGGGTTCACTACGACGGGTCGAATATTACGGTGTACGTAAACGGGGTGTCCGCGGCGAGTACCCCTAAGACTGGAACGCTAACTCTCGATTGCTCCGAGGTCTCCCTAGGAAAAAAGACGATTCCCGGCCTAGTCTTCAACGGGTTTCTAGGTGCTTGTTGGCTTGCCACTGGGACCCTCACCGCACAAGAGATCGCGGACATGGACACCTACATGGAAACCGACAACGGGCTCACGCATGGCGTCGACGACTTCGTAGACATTGCCGGGGCCGAGGGTGCCTTCTACATCACGGCATCGGACCGCGCGATGGAAGCTGCTTCGCCTTCGGTGAAGGTGGAGACCCTGATCGACCGCTACCACAACTGCGACCCTACGGACACCGGTGCAGCGCCCCCTGACCTGACCCGCATCGGTGGCATCAACTGGGTGGACTTCTTAGGCACTACGCACTTGGTGGGCACCGCCGCCACGGACCTATGGGCGGGGGGCTCGACTACGGTGGTCAGCCTGTTCGCTGTCGCTAGTTTCGACGACGAGGTCTCGGCTACCCGCCATGTGATCAACGCATGGGACCAGTCAGGTGCGCAGACCATCGCCTACATCGCGCAGGTTGGGACCGATCTGGTTTTTGCGGTGCGTGCGGGGGGTTCGCTGCTCGAGCTGGCTGTAGCTATTTCCGGCTTGGACATCGCTGGTGACCACCTATACCGGGGCTTGTATGACGGTAGCGACATGTTCCTTTTCGAGGATGGCGTCGAGATCGGAACGACGACCAAGACGGGCACGTGGGACGGCCCGGTGGACCAGGTAACGATGGGGGCCAACCACACGAACGGCGACGAGCTAGCCGGGCGAGTGCGCTCCGCGGGCATCACCACGGGCGCGCTTACTGCGGGGCAGGTGACAAACATCACGGCAACGTTGCTCGCAGACGCGGGGATCACACCATGAGACTGAGGCAGATCAGGAAAGGCGTAACCACCAGACGCGACGCCGTCCGGGGTGACCACGCCACGCTGCAGTCCCTAGAGATCGAAAGCGCCAAACGTGAGCGTCGACCGTCCCGCTACCGCCCCGCGAGTGAGGGGCGGTCTGCAGGTGTGTTGCCGTCCGCCGCCTACGGTATCGCGCTCCGGAACTTCGTACCTGAGGCCCACATGGCCACTAGCTTCGATGAAATACGCAAGGGGCGCGACGGGTTACACTACTACCGGCTGCCCGACGTCGAGATCGACGTCGAGACCGGCGACGCGATCGAGCGGCCCGATCTGCCCACATCGGTGAACGTTGACGGCACCGAAGTCGTGGTCGAGCGCGTCGGCGTGGAAATGTCAGAAGACGATTTCGAGGTAGGGGGCGCACCGGAGATCTCGAAGGCGGCACGGTAACCTAACCGGGAGCCCGACCCTGGGCAGCTTACCCAACGCCCTTCGTTGATAGTGAGGGATCCCCCGCATGCTAGCTTTCGAGGGCGGATTGTCACCCCGCGGGGTGACAAGAGGGCTCAGGGCACTTGGCCAATGCAGGGCACCCAGTTTAGGCTTGTGACGGAGGTCACAGCAGTGTCAGCACATGATTCATCCACCGACGCCCACTCGAACCCGCCACCGGGCGACAGCCGTCCCACAATGGTCAACGTCGACAAGACGGGAGTCTCGATGTCCTGGAAGACTGCCGTGGGAGTTATCGGCTTCATCATCCTCGGGATGGTGACCCTGATGACTTTCACGGGAACCCTGTTGAAGGCAGACGACCTCGTGAAACACAACACCAGCTCGACTGCCCATGCACAGCTGCCCGCACACGAGGACCCTATCAAAAAGGCGGAAGTCGTCACGATGATTGCGCCCATCCAGGAGCAAGCGCAGACGACTTCAGACGCGGTTATCAAAGTGCGAAACGGATTCTATGAACAGCGGGCCTCCGATTTGGCCTACCGCGCCGTCGACAGGCTGCCCAGGAGCGCCGGAGGCACCGCACGCATCCGCAGGTTCGAGCGGGTGAAGAAGAAGGCTCTGAAGAACCAGCAGGCGGGCCGTGACATACTTGATGGCATCGACGTCCCGGTGATGTAGGGGTACGCTGCCCGAGGTGTCCATCGCGTCTACACTCGGCCAGCAGAACTCGATCCCCATCGATTTGGCGGAGGGTGCCAACCCTGGCGTCAACGCACAAGCGCTGGGTTCGGTCATCCGGCTGACCACAACCGATGACAATATCGCAGCGGTGGTTGAGGCGGGCTACGAGCGTTTGGTGGTTGAGCGCAGCACGGATGGAGGCCTGAGCTTCCTGGAGATCAGCGTTCCCTCCGAGCGCATTGTGCTCAAGTCCGATCAGCCCGTGATGGAGTTCTACGACCGTCGCGGCGATGAGACCTTCCAGTACCGTTTCCGCTACATCGGCACCATCGCGGGCGAGACGCGGCTCACGCAGCCCTCTGTCGCCATCGAGGGGCTCGGCCTAGCGCTACTGGGGATCCTCACCGTCGAGCAACTGAAAGCCCGCTACTTCTTTGGCGTGGATATCACAGACAACACTGGGACGCCCCTGACGGACGCTACATTCCAACACTATATCCTGTCGGCGATCCGATGGTTCGAGCATGAGTTGGACATACCGATCTTGCCGACATCGTTCAGTGAGCTGCACGACTACTACCGCGGCGACTACCAGGCGTTCGACTTCATCCAGCTCGACAACTATCCACTCATCTGTGTCGACGAGTTCGCGGTGCAGTACCCGTCGGGTCAAAATGTCGTGATATTCCCCAACGAATGGCTCCGCATCAACCCGGCGGCGGGGCAGATCCAGATCGTGCCCACGGCAGGCACACTCACCGAGGTGCTGGTGGGCGCGGGGGGCAGCTTCCTACCTGGCATCTACAACGGGCTCGACTACCTGCCTCAGTTGTTCAGGCTGACAACTGTCGCGGGTTTCGAGTCAGGCAAGGTGCCCCGCAACATCGTCGATCTGATCGGTATGTTCGCGGCGCTCGGGCCTTTCTCGATATTCGGGGATCTCATCGCGGGCGCGGGCATTGCAAACCTGAGCCTCTCACTAGACGGCTTGAGCCAGACCATCGGCACCACGTCGTCGGCAACGAACGCCGGGTACGGCGCCCGCATCATTCAGTACTCCAAGCAAATCAAAGAGCAGATCCCCAAGCTGCGGCGCTTTTATAAGGGGATCGGGATGATTGTGGCGTAGTAACTTGTTGGTTACTTCGTAATACCTGTGCTACAGCGCCTATATGGGCGGATATGCATTCACACTCGAAGAGCAGCAAACCATGATCGCGCTGGCTGAGCGGGGTACTCGTGCCCCTGCCATCGCGGAGCAGATAGGTAGGAACCGGGTTTCAGTATCGCGTTACCTACGCGGGCGCGGGTTCAAGCTCAAACATGGACCAAATAAAACCGATCCAAAGATCCGATTCGAGGCGCTGCTGTCGACGAACCGAAAGCTCGGCGACTGTTGGGTATTTGCTGGTAGTAAGGCGAAGAGGTATGCGTCGTTTGCGTTGGACGGGGTATCCCGCATCGGCGCCCATGTGGCGAGTTACCGCCTCTACAAGGGCGACATCCCCGAGGGCAAGCTGGTCCGCCACACCTGCGACAACAAGCCTTGTGTGAACCCCGAACACCTGGTGCTAGGCACGCAGCTCGACAACATGGCAGACTGCGTAGAGCGCCGCCGTATAGCGACAGGCGAGCAGCAGGGGCTTTCGGTCATGACTGAGGAACGGGTGCGAGATTTGCGTAGACGCCACGCGGCGGGCGGCGTCACACAGACGGCGCTGTCTGTGGAGTTCGGTATCTCGCAGGCCACCACCTCTCAGATCGTCCGTCGCATCACCTGGAAGCACATCCCGTGAGTCACCCCAGTGACGACGGGTATCGCCCGCCCCCGCCGGGCGCTACGGCAACGCCATTCGCGCCCGCGCGGACATTCAACAACGCCATCCCAGGACAAGCGGGCGATGTCGATCCGCTCGCGCAGTCCAACGACGAGCTGCCCAAGGACAAGACCCGCGCCGACTTCCGCCCAGAAGAGTTTGACCGTCTCATCCTGCAGCACGGCAAGCGGATCATCTGGCGCAAGGCGATGCTGTGCCCGTGCTTGCGCGACGAGACGCAGCAGGCGGACCTAGCCTGCACGGACTGTAACGGGTCGGGATACTTCTACGTCGATCCGCTGGAGATCCAGGCGGTCATGGCGGCATTTTCTGCGAGCACCCGACTGTATGAGAAGTTCGGCCTGTGGGCATCCGGCGAGGTCGCAGTCTCAACGCAGGCGCCCTATCGCTTGTCCTGGCGTGACTCGCTGGAGATGGTCGACGACTTGATGAGCTTCAATGAGCTTATCAAAAAAGGCAACCGTCGGGGGCGGCTCCGGAACCTGCCCGCGAACACGGACGTTGCGCGCTACCGCATCGCACACATGACGAAGATTCTCGTGAAGACGGCGGCGTCGGGTAGTTTCGTCACGCTCGAACAAGGGATCGATTTCGACCTCAACGACCAAGGGCATATCGTTTGGACGTCGACCGGCAACAGCAAGGTGCCCGACGGAACCATTGTGAGCGTCCTGTACGACTTCCATCCCGTGTGGATCGTGATGAGTCATCCACATGCGCAGCGATCCGACGTCAAGGGGTTCAAAGAGTCTCCTGATAAGATACAACCGCTGCCCCTGCAGGCCTCCGCGCAGCTCGACTTTCTACAGGATTCCGACAGGCAGCTGCCGGTGACTGGGGCATGTTGAGCCATGATCAAGGTAGATATCAGCCGCATTGCTATCGATGTGCTCGGGATGCTGCCCACGCGCTCTGACCAGGAGCGCATGGTGCGGGGCATGGGCGCGGCCGCGCTCGCATATTGGAAGCGGCAGGCGCAGACGGGGCTCAAGTCCACGAGCCGCGAATACGTCCAGGCGCTCACTTCCGAGGAAGGCGATCGTAAGTTCACCATCACGCTGTCGGGGGTGCTGCCCAACCTCGTCGAGCAGGGGTTCCAGGGCGGCGACATGCGTGACTGGATGCTGAATGGCCCGAAGGTGAAACACGGCAAGCACGGCAAGTACCTGATTATCCCCTTCAGTCACGGTGCCTCAGGTTCGAGCGGGCGCAACACAGGCCCCTCAATGCCGGTGAGCATCCATGCCGCGGCACAGCGGCTCGCCCCCACGCTTTCGCGGCCCTCGCGCGGGACCGCGGCCGCGGCGCACAAGGTGCAGTACGGCGAGCGGCTGAGCGCGGCGAGCGCGCATGTCAGCCAGCAGGCGCACAAGATCCTGACCACAAAAGCGAAGCCATGGCACGGCAGCAGCGTGTACAAGGGCATCATTCGCCAAGAGAAGAAGTACAAGAAAGCGACGCAATCGAGCCACACGTCGTTCCGCGTGATAAGCGAAGGCATCAACCGCGGCGCAGAAGACAGCGAAGGCAAAGCAACCGAGCACTGGTTTCATCCGGGCATCAAAGCCGTACGCTACGCTCAGAAGACGCAGAAGCACATCACCGGGATCGCCACACAGATGTTCCGGGCAGCTACGAAGGGATAGTCATGGCGAATCGCAAAGACCCGCGGAACTTCGGGGGCACGTTTGAGGGTCAGAAGTTCCCCGAGGATGCGCCCGCGATCAACTACCAGCAGGCCGCGGGTGCTCACAGCATCGTCATGCCCGAGCGGGTTATCCTGAAGCTGCTGCGCACTGAGAGTGAGCGCCTGAGCGACCCGGCCAATGTGGATGACCTGCGCCGGTTCTTCAGCTTCTTCTTCGATCCGGCGATCACCGTCGACGAGCGCGAGAGCTACATCACGAGCTTCCAGAACACGCCCCCGGTACCCATCCTGAGCTACCCCCGATCGAGCAGTGTCTTTCCGAGCATGGCCGTGGTGTTGGAGCGCGACGTGGAGGACCAGGCGGCCCTATCGCAATACATAGGCCAGACGAGACCAGGGGATCCGGCTGAAGAGGCGTCTGAGTTCGAGGGTGCGATGTACGAGAAGACGTACGGCGTCTACATCTACGCGACGCATCCAGACATGTGCCTGTACCTCTATCACTTCGCGAAGGCTGTCCTGACGGGATCTGAACGGGTCATGCAGCGCTGTGGGATAGTAGAGACGCGGTACGACGGCAATGAGATGAATCCGCAGGATTCCTATCTCCCCGAAAACATGTTCGTGCGCCGCCTGGGCGTGACCATGAAGTCGTTGGAGACGGTACCTATTATCATGTCGACTGACCCTGCCAGCGTGACGATCGCCGGTATCTTTGGCGACGACCTCGTGGTGGCTGGCGTCCGCGGGGGCGTTCATCCCATCGATCCGGCAGAGGATCCTTGACAGCGATTGGTGGGCACGGACAGTATTCCTACTGAGGCTCGGCACTGCCAAAGTGCCCAGGGGCAGTTCCACGTCGGTGGGGCTGCCTTTTTGCGTTTCAAAAGGAACTGGATATGTCGAGAAAGCCAGCCGCCGATAGAGACCCGGATCCCACCGCATCTGTTGCGCCTGCGGTGCGGGCGAAGACCAGCGGGCAGCTTCGAGCGGACGCGGCGAAAGAGGCCCTGGCGAAGAAGCCTAGCGGAGGCAAGACAGCCGCGCGTCCCGTGAAGGCGCCAGACAACCGCGAGATGACTGTGCGGCGATGGGCACAAGGGCGGAGCGATGCGCTGCTCACGGCATTCGTATCTGGGCACATGCAGGGCCGCACCATGAAGCGGATTCCCGCCGAGTGGATGAAGCTCTACCAAGATTTCCTGAAGGTGGCGAGGAGCTGATGGCTGGGGTCAAAGGCAGAAGCGGGCGCCGCAAGGAAAGCCCCATCAAGCGATTCTGGGCCAAGGTCGAAAAGCGCATCGCGGAGAGCATGGGCGTGTCGCCCGCCGCGATCAGCATGGCACTCAACGGGAAGACTTGGGCCGCGCCCAACTAGAAAGGCAAGGATTCCATCGCTACTGCAATCTTCTTCGGGGGCAGAAGGCTCAACATCCCGCAAGCGGTCACCAAGATCGACGCTACTGCGCTAGCTGCGGTATCCCCCGCGTCTGTGGGTACGGTCGCGCTCATTGGTACGGCCGAGGGTGGTGCGCCGCTCACCGTCGATGAGAGCTTGGCAGATGCCAATAACCCGAACACCGTCAATGAGCGGTACCGATCGGGCAACCTGCGCACCGCGGGTATCTTCTGTTTCGAGCCGAGCCAAGATGATGCGGTGCCGGGTGGCGCGCAGAAGGAAATCTTGGTGAAGGTGAACCCCGCCACGCAGTCGGGCACGGGCTTGCCTGACGGCAACGGGTCTGCCGCCATCGATATCACCTCTAAGGATTTCGGTCTGTTCACGGCGCAAATCAACGTCGAGGTCGAAGCGGGCACGAACGTCGGGCTCAAGTACATCGTGGTCTTCGAGGGGACCACAGAGGTATTTGACGATATCGGCGGAGAGCCGATTTTCGATACGACCTACACGCCGGGCGCCAATGGATATGACACTGCCCTAGGCACCATCGATGCGACCGACTTCACCGTGGCGGTTACGAAGACCGAGGCGGGACTGGAGTCGGAGCGCACTGCGGATATCCCTGCCGCGGGCGTGCTTGATGTGGTCAGCAACAACGCGGCCGATGTGGGCATGATCCTGACGGCCTACGGGCTCGATGGTACAGGCGCGCTGGTCACCGACGCGATCACGCTCAACGGTACGACCAACGTCGTGGGCACCACCGCCTTCACGAAGGTGCTGGCCTGCCGCCTGAGCGCAGTTGCTGCGGGCACTGTCACCGTGTCGGACTCCCCGATCTCCGCCACGCTCTTCACCCTCCTGACGACCGTGCTCACGCGCGGGCTGGTCGACATCACCAACGGCGCGGCCGCGGGCGTGGTGACGATGGCAGCTGGCGCAGACTTTGCGGCAGACGCCGTGATCCTGGGCACGAACACGGCGGGAGCGCCGGTCAACGAGGTGTTCGACCTCACGGCCGCCAACACGACCCCCGTGGTCGGTAGCGTGGCGTTTGGGACGATCACAACGCTACTTCTCGGCGACCTGCCAGGCGGCAACTCGGTAGCCCTGGCCCTCGCCGCGGCGATCACCAACCACACGTCATTCTCGACGGTGTCCTTGGTGGTCGATCGCCTGAACGCCATCCCGGGCTTCTCGGCGACTGCACAGGTCAGCAACTTCACCACGTTTCTCATGGTCGACGCCGACTACAATGTGGGCCCGACGCGGCCAGCAACCGACGTGCGGTCGGTGGTGGGCGACTTCTTTGCCGATCTGAACGATGCGATCGTCACGCTGACCCAAAACAGCCAGTTCGTGAATGCTGCGCGGGCAACCGGCGGCGACCTACCCCCAGCGACGACGGCCGCGGCTGTGTTCCTCGTGGGGGGCACCGAGGGCGTCACGACGATCACCGAGTGGCAGACGGCGTTCAAGCTGCTGGAGAAGCGGCGCTACAACATCCTGGTGCCACTCAGCGCCGATCCGGCTATCCACAACCTTGCGCTGTCGGCACTCATTGCGAAGACCGGCCGCCTCAAGAGCGAGGCCAACGGCTACGTGGGCATCGGCAAGAACGACGGCAGTGGTTCCGGCGAGACCCGGGCTCAGATCCAGTCGCAGATCCTCGCGCTCAACACGCGGCATCTGTCGGCGATCAGTCAGGAGCTGGAGCGCTTCGACCCGATCACGGGCGTGGCGACGTTTTTCCCGCCGTTCATGTTCGCAGCGGTTGCCGCGGGCATGCAGGCGGGCAGCGCCATTGCGGAGCCGCTCACGCGCAAGCTGGTCATTGGCAACGCCATCCGTAACGACCCGTCGTGGGACGTCGAGGACGACACGAGCGACCTGATCGATCGCGGGCTCATGATTGCGGAGCAAGTCGATAACGTGGGTATCCGTTGGGTCCGCAGCATCACGACCCACCTGGCCGACGACAACCTCGCGTTCGTCGAGATGTCGAGCAACGAATCGCTCAACACCTTCGTGTTCGAGTTCCGCACCGCGCTCGAAAAGAAGATTGGCCAGCGCGGGCTCGGCAACAGCACGGGCGCGATCAAGGCGCTTGCCATCGAGGTCGCCAATCGCATCGTGGCGGAAGAGAAGATCGTGGGGCACCGCTCGCTGCAAGTAGAGCAGGTCGGGGACGTGTTCCCGGTCAGCATCGAGGTAGCGCTGGTCAACCCGATCAACTTTATCCCGATCACCGTACACCTGACCCCGACAGTGGCCGTAGCCGCGTAGGAGCTGATCGATGGCTGATCTAGGCAGAGTTCTCTCAGGCGCGCGCGCAAGGCTTCTCATCGAAGGCGTGCCCGTCCTGTACTGCACCAACGTCAACTACTCCGAGGAGATCCAGTACGACCCGGTCGAGGTGCTGGATCAGATGGAAGTGGCGGAGTTTGTTGCCGTCGCTTACCGCGTGACGTTCACGGCGCAGTGGGTCCGTGTGGTCACCAACTCGATCAAGAACCGGGACGGCATCCGCATTTTCCCACGGCTCGCGGATATCATCAACGCGCCCGACCTCACGGGTAGCGTCGAGGACAACGTCACGGGCGAGGTGCTTGCGTCCATCCAGCGGGTGAAAGCCTCGCGCTACACGGTCAACATCGGCGCCCGGGGCATCGTACTCACGGACACCGAGTTCGTCGCGGTGCGCATCCAGGATGAGAGCGAGATCGGCGCCGCGCCGTAGTCGTCGTCTTTATCCGCTAAAGGCATACTAGGGTGCCTTATCAAGTTGCCGCGTTGTTTGTCGAAACCCACGGTGTCTATTCCGGCGTACCGGGCGTCGACCTGTGGGACGCGGATCGCGATGCCCTATTTTACAAAGGTCCATACCCCGTAGTGGCGCATCCACCCTGTGCGCGGTGGTCGGTTCTTGCGCCGGTGGTCGAAGCGAAGGGAGGTGCTCGGCGAGGCGACGATGGGGGCACGTTTGCCGCTGCCTTGGGCGCTGTGCGGAAATGGGGGGGGGTACTCGAACATCCAGCTAGCTCGGCTGCATGGCGGGCGTTCGATCTCCCTGCGCCCAGCAAGGGAGGCTGGCAGAAAGGATTCTGTGGTGGGTGGTCTGCGCACGTCGAGCAGGTGCATTACGGCCATCGGGCTCGGAAGGCGACTTGGTTATATGCTTTCGGATGCGAACTGCCTTCTCTGCGGTGGGGTCGGGGCGAATCCGAGGTATGGGTAACCAATGCACCAAGGAATGGCAGTGGGGTGCATATGTCGAAGCAGGAGCGTAAAGCGACACCCATCGCATTCCGCGACATATTACTAGGTATGGCTCGGTCCGTAGTCCGCAGCCAGGATGAGATCGGCGCCATGCCATAGTTCTGGTAGGGTGACCGAATGCCGGGGCTCACCGGCCACGAAAGGGAACCCTCATGCATCAGTCAGGAAACCGGAAGTCGGCTTCTCAAGTAGCCGTAGAAGCACAGACTACGCCGCCGGACGACGACAAGCCGTTATCGCCAAAGACGATACTCGTACTCGACGCGGCATCCTTGGACGGGAGGCGCCCCTACAAGGGTAGGTTCCCGTTCAAAGTGCCGACTATGGCCCAGCGTGTGGACATTGGCGTCTTGCGTACGCGTTTCTTGGACGAGGTGCCTAACGTCGATGGCGAGGCGCAGAGCCTTGCTGAGTCGCTAGCCTATCTAAGTATAACGCTAGACCATGAGAAGTGCCCGCAGTGGTGGCGAGACAGCAAGCGCGGCGCCGAACTATACGACTATCCACCCTTGCTGATTCTGTATGCCGATGCGAGGGCATACGAGCATAGGTTTCTCGGCACAGGCATCGACGTTAGCGGAGACGAAGGCGAGGATGCAGGCGGAGCCGGATCTGATGCTCCAGGGGATGTGGAGTGCGACGTTCAACCTACCTCCCAACGATCCGAGACTCTTGCGTCTTTCGGCCCGGGAAGCGCTGGATCAGATGATTCTGTTCCGAGCAGCGAAGAGCATCGAAGCGGATAACTTCGCAGCTGCAGTAAAAAAGGACCGTACGCAGCAAGACTCGGACAAGGATCCCTACTCGCCGAACTTCAGAGCGAAAACAAAGACGGTCACGGGCGCAGAGGCTGAGAAGATAGCCGATCACCAACTGGAGTTGACAGGCAACGCTGAATGGGACGCGGTGGAGCTTGCCGAAACGGATCCCATGCGGGAACCTTTTGACAACAAGTTCGTGCAGAGCTTTCTGAGAGGCGAGACGGTTGCCAAACGAAAAGCATAAAACCACCCTAGAAATCGACGTCGAGGATCGGCTCCTTCGTCGATTTGGGGCAACCCTCAAGCGTACGTTCTCGACGGAGCCAGTCGATCGGTTCCGTCGAGCGCAAGAGGCGGTCACGCGCGAGTTGGATAAGCAAACCCGCGCGGCGCAGCAGGCGGGAGCGGTGACTGCGGGGCGTGGGGGGGCAGGCGGGGGGCAGCGGGACAATCGAGGGCGGTTCATTGCTGGCGGTGGCGGCGGTGGCGGCGGTGG